AGACTTTAGTGGTCAAAGTGCACTCTAGCCGTCCACAGATGACCAAAACGGACAAGAAAGCGGGTGAAGAAGTAGCCGCTAAACACAACGCACGATCTAGCAGCACGCGGGTGGTCAACGACCTGTACCCTGCACACTTGTTAGCGCCGATCAAAGCTGCCGAGGGTAGGGCACGCTCACTGATACACTCGGGGCCGACCTACCGCTGGGCACAGAACGAGTATCTGATCCATATTGAGCAGTTTATGGACATGGCAACGCGGGCAGGGCAGGTAGAGTTAGAGCATTCGCAAGCGGTGACTGCGTTTATGAACAACTACTCCAACGTGCTGTTGGAAGCGCAGCAGGAACTTGGCAGTATGTTCGACGCGAGTGTGTATCCCGACCTTGAAGAACTGCGCAACTCCTTCGCGCTAAAGGTACGGTTCGAACACCATGCCGAGGACTCCAGCGACATCAGGCTACAACTCAGTGAGGACGAACTGGCAGAAGTGCGGTCGCATACCGAGGCCAGCACACGCGCTAAGTTTGAAGAACTGGCTAAACAACCCGTGGACAAGTTAGTAAAACGCTTGCACAACTTGATCGAAGCCATGGAGAAGCCCGAGCGAGAAGTGCGGGACAAGGACACAGGTGAACTCAAGGAAATGGCCTGTCCCATCTTCAAAGACTCGACGTTTGACAACTTGATCGCGGAGTGTGACCAGATTATTCAGTTTGGTGACGACATACTTCATGCCTCCGATGTGGCGCTAGCGCGTAAGCTGAAGTCAGGACTGGCAACGCCGAAACAGGCGCGGGATAGCAAGACTGTACGTACCGAGACCGCTGCGTTTGCGCACAGCATCCTTGGAGAACTTACAGGTGTGACGCCACCCGAGCCAGCCGAGCCAGAACCCAGTGACTTTATTCCCATGGGAATAGTCAACAAACCGGCGATACTCATGCCGACTTGGCCGGAGCCGGAAAAAGAGCCAGACGTAGTGGCGCAGCCCGCCGAGCCAGACGAGAACGCCGTCACAAGTGCAGAACTGTTGGCTGACATAGAGGCGATGTTCCTATGAGCGAGGGTAAGAAAGCCATACTCTGCGTAGGCTACAAAAGCTGGCTGTTGCCTCAGAATGAAGCCATATCCATTGCTAAGTCGCTTTGTGAAGGCATACCCTTGGAGTCTGCGTTTGACTCGCTATCGGGGTATGAGCTTTGTAAACCCTCTAACAGAGAAATGCCGCAGGTTAAGTTTTTAGACTTCCCTGCTATAGCTGAGCTTGAGTTAGGCTCTGACTGACTCAAAAACCCACTAAATCAAATACTTATTGAAGGATACTGAATTATGCGTATTAAACATGTAGCTCCTGTAATCGTTAAGCGATACCTCAATGCCGCTGTTCGCAAGCGTGCGTTGTTCCTTAAAGGCAAGCCCGGCGTTGGCAAATCAGATGCCGTGTTCCAAGCCTCTGCACTGTTGAAACAGATGGTAGACAACTGGCAGGGTGTGGTCGATATGCGCCTGTCGCAGATGTCGCCCGAGGACTTGAAGGGTATCCCCGCCGCTGACATGGCAACCAAGCTGGCAACATGGTGTCGCTTCGACACACTCCCCACTGAAGGGTCTGGCATATTGTTCCTCGACGAGCTTAACGCCGCACCACCTTCTATACAGGCAGCAGCCTATCAACTTGTACTGACACCGCAGGACTTTGGCATCCCCGCCGAGTGGATGGTTATTGCCGCAGGTAACAGCAAGTCTGATCGTGGTGTCGTGCACAGCATAGGCGCACCGCTGCAGAATCGCTTTTGTGAGTTAGAAGTAGACACAACACTTGACGACTTTGTAGAGTACGCTGTCTGTAATGACATCAGGCCAGAAGTCACAAGCTTTTTACGTGATCGGCCAGACTTCTTGCACAAAGCCGAGTTTCCAGACGGTATTGTACGTCCGTTCCCCTCGCCACGCTCTTGGTTTGCGACCAGTGCTGCACTGAGCCTAGACCTACCCGAAGAAATACGGCCCGAAGTGTTAGCCGGTGACATCGGCGAAGAAGCCGGTATATCGTTCGAAGCACACTTACGTATCTACGGCGAAATGCCACGGATTGACGACATCTTGGAAGGCAAGCCAGTAGAAATGCCAGACAAGTTAAACGTGTTGTATTGTGTAGCGATGGGTCTAGCCATGCGGCTCGACAAAGACAACTTCTCCCCCGCATGGAAATTCCTGTCCGAAGCGCCCTCCGAGATTCAGACGCTAACCGTCAAGCTGGCGTACAAGCGTGATAAAAATATCGCGAAATCTCCGGCGTATGCCAAGTGGGCTATCGACAACCAGCAAGCGTTTAGCTATTCGTGATGAAAGCGAAAATGCTAGATGCCCCCAGAAAAAGCTACTCTGTTGCTAGACTTGTTAGCGGCGACTTGGTTTGTTCTCGGAACTACTACATCGACGGTAGCCAGTGGTGGGAGATTAGCTATCGCCCACATAATAATCCGCCACCCCTACAGAAGTTTTGGTGCTTTACCCTAGTGCCGGAAGATGGTGGGATTAAACTGACTCACAATTCGTCGATGGGTAGTATGCGGGAGCAGTATGCGTTCGATAACTTAGACGAAGCAATAGCAGCAGCCGTGTCTATGTTTGTGTCAGAAGATCGTGAACAAGCGTTTATGGAGATACCTTTTTAACTAACTAACTATTCCCATGGGAATAAGGATACTTAATTATGACTGACCAACAACTTAAACGAGTGCAAGATAGCTATGCCAAGCTAGGCATACGAGAGCCGTTTATCGCAGCAGTGATGACCAAGGTTCGTCGGGAACTATCATACGATGTGCCTACCGCAGCGACCAACGGTTCGTATGTCAAATACAACCCCGACTTTGTAGCGGAACAAACTGACGCTCAACTGTTCGGCCTTACTGTCCACGAATCATTGCATGTTGTACTAATGCACATGTGGCGACGAGAGAACCGTGATCCTCGCCTATGGAACTACGCGAACGATGCAATCATCAACAAGTATATCCGTGACAGGCGGTATGAACTGCCCGAAGGTGGCGTTTCAGAGCCGTGGGTTACCGATGCAATGTCGTCCGAAGAAGTTTACGAACGACTCAAGAAGAACCCACCACCTCCGCCAAAGCCACAGCCCCAAGGTAGCAGTGGTGGTACGGATGACGGTGATGGTGACGAGGACGGTGCTGGCACTTCTTCAGACGGTGATGGTGACGAGGACGGTGCTGACACTTCTTCAGGCGTTGGCGGCAGTGGTGACAAGGACGGCAACGAGCAAGGCAAAGGTAACCCCGACTACCCGCAGGGTGGATTCGGAGACTCCGGCGACTTGATCGACGCTGACGACGAAGCAACGCTACGCGACTTAGAATCTACCATTGTGGCAGCAGCACAAATGGCTAAGAAGTGTGGACAAGGTTCGTCACTGATCGACCGCATCCTTGAAACTGTCGGTGTACCTACTGTACCGTGGTTTGACGTACTGCGACATGCAATGACTGAAGCGCGTAGAGATGACTATTCTTTTTCGCGTCCCCGTAGGCGCTATGTAGCAGACGGTATTTACTTGCCCGCGTTGCACAGTGAGGCGCTGGCTGGACTTATGGTGGGTGCAGATATGTCGGGTTCTATGTGGGGTGACCCTACCGAAGTGAAACAGATCGGTATAGAACTTAACGCTGTTGTCCAAGACACCGGCCCAGCGTTTGTCGAATTGGTGTACTGCGACACTGAAATCATGGGCAAGGTTGATCGCTTTGACCAAGACGAGGAAATAAAGTTTAGGCCCAAGCAAGGTGGTGGCACTGAGCTTAGCCCAGTGTTTAACTACTTAGAGCAACACGAGGATGACTTCTGTTGTCTAGTGTTCTTCACTGACATGTGCGTGGACTTCTCTATGCTACACGATCCCGGCATTCCTGTTATATGGGCGTGCACTGACATTAACTATGTGAAAACAAAAGTGCCTTTCGGTTCTGTTGTCCATGTATCACGATAAGTATTCCCATGGGAATAAGGAGCAGTTATGAACGATAAGTATTTAGTACAGCAAATTCTCGACAAACTATCACGCACCGACAAGCAGGTGACTACGCGCCTCACGCGCCTAGAATCTAAAGTCGTGCGTGGCTTCGAAGAACTAGGTATATCAACCGATAAACGCGACGACTGGCTTACCGTAGACAATGACTCGCGCATTGTGTATGTGGACACCATTGGCAGATCGCTTATGGTGCTACTTGCAGAAATGGTACGTGCAGGTGCTACGCACTTCGGACAACACTACGAGGTTGTACACAAAGGTCAATCAATAGCGCTAGTAGAACTGCGCCAACTTGTTTAATAGGAGACTTACTATGACTACTAAAATCAGACGAACTAAAGCTGCAAATCTATCCGATGCCGACGAATCTAACTTCCGTTACGGCGCAGGTCGTAGTAGCTGGCGAAGCAACGTAGATAGAGGTGCATTCTTAAAGACGCGGCTAGAACTTAAACGGATCAACGACGAGCGATCAGCTAAAGTGCAGCAGAGTATCGACTCCGGTGGTACGATGTCTTTTAGCGCCATGTTCGGACTTCATAACGTCTATTTAGAAGGTGCGGTATTAAATCGTATCTGTTTAGACATTATAGAGGCTATGCCTTACTTAGAGTGCTATACAGATTCTACCCATAGAGCGTATTTCTTCCACAAAAATACTGACTTCTGCGTAGGCTATGTGACGGACAGGCCCGGCTATTGTATGAAGCAGTATGGTCTGTTCAGCCCGCTAACTTCTGACAAAATGCGTGGTGGCGTTAGTACAGATAACAGAGACAAGGTTCTGTCGATGGCTAGAAAGTATTTTAAGTACGCCCCGCCAAAAAATATGCATCCGTACCTCGCATGGGATCAACACTACTCAGCGCTAAACGAAAGCCGTAGGTTCTTCAAGGAAGCAGCACGCCTGAGGGCGCTGGCATTGCGTAAGAATTTCTCGCTCTGTAAGGAAGCTAGTAAAGAATCCTACAACTTGTTCAACGATATGTTTAAAAACAAGCCCGAGTTTATGGCGGAGAAGTTTCCTAACATCTATAAGTCTTACCTAGATAGAGATTTCAACATCCTAGAATTTAACAGAACTCAGAAGGCCATAGCCAACGTTGCTTATATCATGGTGGATGCTGCGCACGAGGGTAAACTACAAGGTAAAATGGTCGTCATTGCCCGAGAAGCAAAGCAATACGTAGACGGTGAAACGTCATTGGATGACTGCGATTTGACGAGGGTTGACGGCAACTATATACCCGCCCCAACCCCTTGCGAGATACCCCCCGAACTTGTTGTCGGTATTGCTCAATTGAATATGGACGATCCATGTTCAAACGGCGAGTATGAATTCCAAAAAGATGTGGGTCAACGTATATCCACTAACGAGTACCTTATGTACTACAAGGTGCCTGTAGCCGATATGCCTCACGACATAACAATATATCACGCCTCAACCGAACAGGAGAACAATCCTAATGGCTAGACACCCCCGCCAACCTATCGACAACTCAACCCTGCACACGTTTGTGACCCAGAAGTTTCACTGGAAGTCACTAAACCACGAGCAGCAGATGAGTATGGCTGTTGAACTAATGAAGCTACGACTGATTGTGGAGCGGCAGCTTACGATGTTAGGCCAAGTCTTTGATGCTGCAGAAGCAGGTAAGTTATATAGGGAACTGTTGGTTAAGGTGCACGACGATGTGTGCCACGAGCATTATTACACCAACGTTTCGGATAAAGCACTCTGCATCTATTGTGGAGAAGAAAATAAACATGGATGAGATGGAGTGGGCCGCGTCCGATTTGGAAGTGGCCTTTACAAAATCTGTACTTAATGCGGCAGAAGCTAAAGCCAACGATTACGGCGAGCCAGTAGCGGTGCTTATAAGTGACAACCAGCCAAGGTTTTCACTAGTTAGTAGGGTATCCGAGCCTGTGCTGGCCTCAGAGTGTGTAGAAGTCGTGCACCCTCGTTGGTCGGCAAAGCATTTCTGTGCGACTTGTGGAAGAACGTCATAACTATTCCCATGGGAATAAGGAGAGCTATATGCAAGAAGAAATTGAACTGGAAGAATGCGAACGAGAATGCCCTTGGTGCTACGGGCAGGGTTCGCCTGACGGAGAGGGTGAAATGCACCCCTGTTGTTGGTGCGGGAGTGAAGGATGATGCCTAGAGACTGTGTGTACGCCTTATCGTTTCTATTCGCGCTGATTTCTATTTACTCAATCGTTGCCGAGTTACAGTAGTGGTTGACGACGGATTAGAAACGCTTTAACGTGGGGTTGTTCATACGAACGCTCCTATGGTTAGGTTATTCACCCCGCTGAGGCGGGGTGCTTTTTATTCCCATGGGAATAGTTTACTTACTCACTTCTGCCCTCTATCTGAGAGCAAAACACTTACTCCAACTTGCTTATACAATAAAATAGCTTTTTGCGGGTGCTTATGTACGCTTACGTTTACTTTGTTTTTGTCCACGACGATGAACATGGACTAGTCCCCTACTCCGTATGGGATACCGAAGAATCCGCAGAAATAACTTGCTTCCAACTGAACGTAAGTGGCCTGTCCGCTTCGGTTGTGAAAATGCCTGTGGAGACTGCGAAAACTAATGGAAACAATATACATTGACTTCGAAACTTACTACGACAAAGAGTTTTCTTTGTCCAAAATGCAAACTGACGCCTATGTTCTGGACGAACGCTTCGAAACTATCATGGTGTGCGTCAAGCGCGAGGGGCGCGATCCTGATGTTATATACGGCACTGACTCCCAAATAAACGAACAGCTACAGTCTTACTGTGATTGGAGCCAAGTCGCTATTTGTTGCCACAACACAATGTTCGACGGGTTCATCCTGACGCAGCGTTATGGTATCAAGCCGAGGCTGTGGAAGTGCACCCAAGCTATGAGCCGTATGGTAAAACCTGACCTTAAATCCCACTCCCTGAAAAACATGGCGATGCATTACGGTCTACAAGACAAAGGCGATGCCGTACACAACATGATCGGCAAGCGCGCCGCCGACATGAACGACAAAGAGTTTGAAGAATACATAACGTATTGTGAGGGTGATGTGTGTATCACCGAGGGGCTACACAACAAACTTATAGACAGAGCGCCAACACTTAATCTCTTGCTCATAGATATGACTATCCGAATGTTCACCGAACCCACGTTTGTCGGGGACTTGGATATGATGAAGCAGCTTCATACAGACGAGGTGTTACGTAAAGAAGGCTTGTTAGCCATGGCACAAGTTGACCGATCAGAGATTATGTCTAACGCCAAGTTTGCAGAGCGCCTACGTAATTTAGGGGTCATCCCACCCACTAAGATCAGTCCTAAAACTGGTAAGACAGCATTTGCATTTGCAAAGACAGACAAAGAATTTTTAGAACTGTTAGACCATCCTGACTCCGAAGTACAAGCACTAGTAGCGGCGCGCGTAGGTGCTAAAACAACCATTGCTGAAACACGCGCCGCTAGGTTTGTGGATATGGCAGAGCGAGGCCCGTTACCTGTCTACCTTAACTATTGGGGTGCTAAGACAACCGGCAGGTTATCGGGCGGTAACAAAGTTAACTGGCAGAATCTACCCTCGCGCGGCCCATCGGCAGGGCTACGTAAAGCACTCAAAGCCCCGAAAGGGCATGTCGTTCTAGTGGGGGACTCATCTAATATAGAACTTAGGACAGTTATGGCGCTGGCAGGGTGTGGTGACGCACTTAAAAAGATTTCTCATGGCGTCGATATGTATTGTGACTTTGCCACCAGCATATTCAACAGGCCAATATCAAAAGACGACAAGGCCGAGAGGTTTTTAGGTAAGACCGCAATGCTAGGCTTGCAGTACGGTGCTGGCGCTCCACGATTTCACGAGATGGTTCGCGCACAGTCGCGTCATATCGCCGGTGCTGAGCCTATTAGTATCGACAAAGCCTACGAAGTCGTAGATATATACCGCAGTGTGTACCACGAGATAAAGATGTTGTGGGATTCATGTCAACACAAAACGTTGCTGCAGATTAAAAACGATGACTGGATGGAGCCTGTAGATGTTAACGGATGGTTCATCACACAGTTTAATGGGTTCGGTAGACCGGGAGAGCCGGGGGTTGTTTACAAAGACCTAAGATATGACGGCGAAGATCGTGGTTGGGTATACACAATGGGCCGTAACAACAGCGTGCGTATATTCGGCCCGAAAGTTGTGGAAAACCTTTGTCAACATGCTGCAATGCAGATCGTTATGTGGCAAGCTGCAAAGATACACCAGCGGTATCCGGTGAAACTTACTGTACATGACGAAGTAGTTTGCATTGTCCCCGAGACTGAAGCTGACGAAGCCAAGCGTTATATGGAGCAATGCCTACGAGACACCCCTAAATGGTGTAGAGGGGCTATACCCGTAGACTGCGAAGTTGAAATTGGCCTTAGCTATGGAGATGCAAAGTGATGATTGAAGGTGCACCCGAAGTAATCCTTTTTTATGGAATGATCGCCGGAATAATTCTTTGGGCGTTCCTTGAAGCGAGGGGGAAATGATGGACAACGATGTAGTTAACAAGCCCAGTCATTACATGGTAGCTGGCATAGAAGTTAGGGACATACAGAAGGAGTTATGTTTACCGTTCTTGGGTCAAGAAGCAGCAGACCTGAGCAACGCAATCAAGTACCTACTGCGATCCCCTAGGAAGGGAAAGCTTGTAGAAGATTTGAAGAAGTGCCGAAAGCACATTGACTGGCTAATAGAATCAATAGAGGGAAAATAAATGAAAAATAAATCTGATGCTGTACTTATTGAGGTTGCACACGATACGGAAACCTTAGACGCACTAGCCTACGTTAACGTCTGGGAAGAAGATGGTGAGGTGATGACGAGCTTTGTCGAGTGGGACGTTGTTGGCGTCACCATGCCGTTAGATTGCATGCCCTTCATTATGGCTGAGTTCTTTAGGGAGGTTGCTATAGATGAGTACCTATTCTGGTCTGGAAGGGAGGGCAACGCGGCATGAAAACGAGGATACATGTTAACCAGCACGTTATCCGAAGAAACATTAAGCTTACTAAGAATACACCTGACGCCTTACACGAGCCACCAATCACGGTTAAGCAAGGCAAGACAAATACTTACTGTAAAGAAGTTGAAGTGTTAGGGCCGAGTAAAGTTGTTTACTCGCCTGACCAGCCGTTGAGTTGCGGTGCAAAGGTGTGGATTGAAACCGATCACGAAGTAAAAATTACGGGGTAGTTATGAGTGACAAGATGCCGCTGTCTTACAGCAGACTAAGTACGTTCGAAAACTGCCCAGCGCAGTTCGATTACCTGTACGTTACTAAATCAGTTAAGAGTGGTAGCAGCGATGCTATTGACTACGGTAACAGGGTGCATGAGCTACTGGAGGACTACGCCAAGGAGGACGTTGACTACGACAAGTTGACTGAAGAAGGCCACCTGACACTTTCTAAGTGGGCTAACTTGGTTGACATTATTATGTCGCGTCCCGGCGATAAGCACATCGAATACCAAATGGCGATTAACGAGCAGCTTCAACCCGTCGATTGGTTCGCGAGTGATGTTTATTTCAGAGGTATAGCAGACATC